GTGCCGGTTGATACAGCCATGACGAGCGATGTCGGCAAGTTCTTCTTGCCCACGATACGCTCGATCTGCGATGGCGACTTCAACTTCTTTTCGTAGATGTCGTCGTCATCGAGACCTTCTTCCGTGGCCCAAGCCACGAACTCATTCTCAACACGCCAGCGACGTGTCGGACGTTTCTCGACCAGCTTATAGCCGGGCAGCGCGTTGCCGCTTTCGAGAATGTAATTTGCGTGCCGACGCAGAGACTTGACCCACTCTTCGATCAGCGGAACCTTCTCCAAATAGTCGGCAACCTCGGCCGGTGTGAGATCATTGATGTCTTTGACCGCGCCGAACTCGTCTTGCGCTACGGCCAGCGCGTCGTTGCGCAGGGCTGAGCAAGTGCCAGCCGCTTTGCAGAACTTGCAGTGATCGCCAGCGATACGCGGTGCGTTCGGCTTCAGGCTCTCATGCGCGGCGTCAATCAGTTCGGTTCCAAAGTCCATGATCTCGTCGCGGCTGTAGCTATACGACCGCACAGGCCCATCGACGTGCATGGCGCGTGGTTGCACGACGACCGTGGTCACTCTGTTGACGGGAGCCTTGTCGCCGATCTCAAGGATCGCGCCGAGCGCATAGTATTTAAGCTGCGCGTTGTCTTCGACTTCAACCGCGACGCCTTGGCCGTGTTTATAGTCAAGGACGTAGAGCGTCCCGCTTTCCTTGCCGTAAATAATGCAGTCAGCCGTGCCAAACATCGGCATAGGAGGATCGAGTTTGTCTAGGCTGAAGCGTTTCTCATAGCGACACAGGCTCGGTTCCAGCAGTGCCGTCGCACGGATGTGGTCGATATAGACCTGCACCGCACGGGCCATGTTGTCGTCAACCTTGTGGCCGTTGTGCTCTTCGCCAATGAAGGCGAAGGCATCTTCGTGTCCATTGACTAAGCAGAACTCACCCAGTTCGTGAGCAGCAGTGCCAAGTTCGGCGTAAGGCGAACTCTCATCTGGGAACAGAGCCTCGGCGTTGAGTGAGCCGGGGCAAGCCATGCGCCGCTTTGCATTCGACGCGCCGAACTTAGCGTGTGCTGTCATTTGAAATTCTCCAGAAAGAGCCGAACTTCCAGCGGCAATTCGTATTGGTCTTCGTCCGACTTAGGCAAGAACTTAGCCAAGTAGCTGGCCGGTATCTTGTTGCCGCCATACCATGCAGGTTTAGTGTTCGTCGTTTTCAATAACATCTGCCTCTTCCTTTAATATCTCCGCCACTAGACCCCACTTCGGATCGTCTTCGGCCAGTGAGCGAAACTCTTTTACGCTGTAGCGTAGTCGTTCCAGAACACGGTTGCGTTCGCCAATAGCGCAGTCGCACCATGCCCGTAGATCACCGCCGCGAACAACGGCGCAGTTGGGATGATGTTTCACTTGACGATCTCCGCTTCACGGAACCAGTGGATAACAACATCGCCCGGCTTCTTGACTGTGTGGACGATGACTGCGGGCTTGATCTGCTTGAGACGCAGATAATCTTTATAGCTACGATACTTCTTCATTTCCGATACCTCTTCCCTTCTTTGCCCTCGGCGTTGATCGGGCAGCCTTGCGCCCATGCCGGAACTCGTACCATGATGTCAATCATTTCGTCGAGCGAACCAAAATCATCTGGCACTTCGCAAATGATCTCATCGTGTACGGACAAGATGACGTTGTATCCTTTGACTTCCAACGCCATCATGGCCGTGGCCATCATATCGCGGGCGGTTGCTTGCACCACGTTCTCCGTCAACAGACCGCCCCAGATAATCTGAGAGGTCCACTGTCGTGTCACACTATTCAGCGTATCGACTTGCGCGGTATCGCGCATCACCCCCCAAGGTGTCTCTCGCTGAATGATGCGCGGATTGTGGTAAGTAAGCGACCGCCCGCTAGGTAAGGAAAGCGGGACCGTCCCAACACGGCCTGCTTCCTTAACCATCTCTACAAATTCTTGCTCGATGTCGCGCCAGTATTGCGCGATCATGTTGTTCTTCTCACGATAGACGGCCACGATGCGCTTGGCTTCGTCCTCGTCTACCTTGATCCCCATTGTGGCGCACTGCTCGGCGAAGCGTTTGCCCCCCATGCCGTAGCCGCAACCCAAGATCGCCATCTTCCCAACCTGTCGTTGTGCGTCAGTGACGCACCCCACGTCCACGTTGTAGATGGCCGATGCCATTTCTTTGTACACGTCTCCCCCCTTTCGGAACGTCTCAACGAGATCGTTCTGCCCTGCCACCCACGCCAAGACGCGGGCTTCAATCGCCGAATAGTCGGCGAACATAAGCCGGTGGCCATCCTCGGCAACCAGCATCGAACGCAACAGATCGGAGGCAAGTACGGTTCCCGCACCATATTCCGACACATCCTCATCCTGCTTCAACTTGGATATGATAATATCAAGTTCTGCTTGTTTCTTTTGCGGACGTGGAAAGTTCTGCGGCTGCACCAGCTTGCCGGACCAGCGGCCTGTTGCTGCGCCATGATAAACGAGAAGGCCGCGCATCCGCCCGTCGGCATTGGCCGCGTGAAGCATGGCCTCGTACTTGGCGGTGCTAGACTTGGCTCCGTTCTGCCTAAGCAAAAGGACTTCGCGGATCACAGGGTGTAGGCGGTCAAAGGTCAGCAGCCGGGCGACGGTCTGCTTGTCAACAGATTTGGTGGCAATCCCATGGCTGTTAAGCCAAGCCACCAAGTCCATCCCATTTGTTGCGGCTTTGACAGAACCCTTCGTAAGTCGTTGAATTTCCGCATCAATTTCTACGCTGGCATTTTCCGCCAGTGCCTTGACGCGGTGCACAAGATCGACATCCAGCTTCACGCCCCGGTCGTTGATACGCTGATCGAGTTGATAAAGACGACGCTCACTATCGGGCATTGCGTGCAGTGTCTCGGCGACGGACAATTCCGTTCGCACGTCCTGCTTACAATAGGCGATAAGTTGTTCGACCTTATCCTTCGTGTTCCACCATGTGTAGGTTCCGTCGGTGTTCACCTTACGCGGCCGTGCCATACGGAGCATAAGGGCCGCACCCGTCTTGTCCTTCTGTTCTTCAACGCCAAGGACAGCAGCGGCTTGACCCAACGCACGGGGCAACCCCATCGCACTGGCCTGCGCCATTGTGCAGCGCCATTGCTTGATGCGTGTGCGGGGCCACTGATAGCGACCTACCATGATCTCGTTCCAGATCGTGCGCTCGAAGTTGGCGTTCCATGCTGAGAGCAATCCGCCTTCGACGATCCAATCTTCGAGGCGTACATCCATCTCATCGCCCGGAAGCCAGACCTGTACGTCATCCGACCACGGCGCTTTATAGGCCATGCACCAAATGTCAGTCGATGGATCAGCGGCGTACTTATAGACACCCGTCTTGCGGAGATCGACGGCGCTGCGCGTCTCGAAGTCGATGCTCACTACCATGTTCTTTCCCTCTTTTTCGTCGGTGTCACGTTTGCTTTCCCCGTAGCTGGCACAAGTCGCATAGCCCCGTCAACTAAAAAAAGTTCTTGCATTCGATATTCAACCTGTGCCACCCAAGGCGGGCAGTAGAAATGTAAGGGAGATTATGGCTTACAGAATTAATGAATGGACGCCCGAAGAGGACGCCAAACTAAAAGAACTTTACGCGGCTAACATGATGCCCGCGCAGATCGCACGGGCGCTTGGTCGTACCGCAAACGCGATTGATAGTCGGCGTAGAAAGTTGGGTTTGAAGCGGGACTTCGTTGTTGAGAAGGCTCCCGCACCAGATGATTTGGCGGAGATGTTGACCACGATGAACGTGACGCAACTCATGGAACACTATGGTCGCGCTAGGACTGTGATCTTTCGCTGGATGCGGGAACTCCAACTCAAGAAGGTAGTTACCGGCGTGCGCAAGAAGGCCGTCCCGGCTAACTTCCACAAGATGGCAGCGACCATGACCCGCGCCGAATTGATGCGGCTCTACAACACAAGTCATGTTACCATAAAAGGCTGGCTTGAAGAGGTAGGCGTTGCGCCGTTGTCGATGTTGGATCGGCGTGCGCAGATGGCGAAGCCAGTTCCGATTAAGACCGAGGAAGAATGCACGGTCCCGCGTCGAGAGTTTAAGGGCCACACGAAGTTGATTGCAGCGGAGGCTGCGCAGTTTTTGCGCAGAAACCATGCGTGCGTCCATCGTGCGGACATACAGATGTACGAGCAGTCGTCTCATACATGGGGTGACGTTAACGATGTGCCTCATCGTGGCGTCAATCAGTATTTTGTCTCAGGAAAAGGGGTGTTGTGGCTCGACGACCTCATCGCCTACGCTGAGACAAAAGGGTTTAAAATCAAGGAGTTAATCTAATGGCACGTCCTAAGAAGATTGTTGATATTGAAGTTGAAGCACAGCCGGTTGTGGCGGAAGCTACGCCTGTTGTTAACGAGAAAGACGCCATCATTGCATGGCTTCGCAGTGGGCAAATGTCCATGTTCGAACGCAGCACCCGCTGGTTGGCGGATCGGATTGCAGAAGGGGATCACCTGAAATGATCCGCCGCATCATCAACAGGATAATAGACCGCCTGTTCAACGGCTATAAGGGAGAGGATTGGAACCAATGACTGAGATACGCATTGAATGGATGTCTGAGGCATCTGACTGCGATCAAGCCGGATGCAGCGGAGGATATGCGGAGGGCGCGAAAGTTTATTTTGACGAAAAGCTAGTGCTTGACTTATCGCCATCAGCATCGTGCTTTGATAGCGTCGATTACGATAAAGATGAGGTTTTCGGGCGCATACTCGGAGCCTTGGGACATATTCTCGTGGAGTGTTCCTATGACTGAAGACGACAAGGCGCTGGTGGAGCGGCTGCGCGAAGAAGCGGACGAATGGGATGAGCCAAAAAACCACGATGAGTTTGATATGCGTGGGCTGCTTCATTCTGCTGCAGACCGCATCGAAGCCCTAAGCGCAGAGAACGAGCGGTTGCAACGCAGTGCAGAGTATTGGGAGCAAGACGCTAAACGATACGCCGCAAACCAAGAGCATTGGCGCAAGGAAGAACGCGCTGCGATTGTCGCGTGGCTGCGGAAAGATGATTTTCTGATGACGGCAGACGCCATTGAAGCAGGGGAGCATTTGAAATGAAGCACGATTACCCTGCATGGATATGCTCAGACTGCGGTGACAAATACGGACGCAGGGAATGCGGCGTATCCACATGGCACCCAGATACTTGCGGCGTATGTGGTGCGGAAACGATTGTCACAGAGCCAAGGGATTACGGCCACCTGAAAGACGGATGGCAGAAGGGAAGGCGGAAATGACCGGGAAAGAACATAGACGAGACTTCCCTGACCACATCATCCAAGAAGCAGCAGAGCGGTTTGGCATTCCGAATATGACAGCCGATTTTTGGCGTGAGCATATGAAGCTTAACGATTTGTTCTGCGCTCTATGCCAAGCCGTGAGCGAAATTAAGGGAGAGGATAAATGACTGAGATAACAATAACCATAGACAACGAATACCACGACCAGATCGTTCTTCCCATCCTCTATCAGCATTTGCAGTGGACGAGATCGAGCAGGAAGAACGCAGTCCACAAAGACGATAAGAAGATGTATAAGAAGGACATCAAGGCGCTTGAGCAGGTGATTGATTACTTCGGAGGCATATGTGACTGATAAGCCAATCCAGCACGATCCAAATTGCGCCGTTGTTCGCCAAGGAGACATCCGCGCATGGTGTGATTGCGGCAAGGTGAAAGAAGTCAGCGTAAAGGCCAAGTTGACAAATGAAGGCCGAAATACGAAATAGGCGGTTATGGAACAGGATGTTTTAAAATCTTCGGAAAACGAAAAGTTTGTTTTTGGTAAGTCCCCTGGGCCTGGTCGGCCAAAAGGAGTTGCCAATAAAACAACTCGTCTTGCCAAAGCTGTAATCGCAGAGGCCGCAGAAAGGCTTGGCGGTGCAGATCGGCTTGTGGAATGGGCAAAGGAAAACGCTGGCAATGAGCGCGTATTCTGGGGGACAATCTATCCCAAGCTCTTGCCGCTTCAGGTGAACGCAGAGATTGAAGGCAACATCGCGGTAAGGGGCGCGTTAGTGTGGAAGACGCCGAGCTAACCGCAATCGAAAGTCCGTATGAGCCGCGTAAGCAGTTCATGCCTCTGCACCTCAGAGAAACGCGCTGGGGTATTGTCGTTGCACATCGTCGCGCTGGTAAGACTGTCGCCTGCGTTAATGACCTAATCAAAGAAGCTGCCTGCTGCATTAAGCCAAACCCACGCTTCGCCTATATCGCGCCGCAGCTCAATCAGGCCAAGGACATCGCTTGGTCCTATTTGCTCGAATACACGGAATGTTTCGGCCCTGACCA